CGATATAGAGCCATATATGCCATAGGAACACCCCCTTTTCCCTGTAAACAGTCCGTAATTAGCAATACTTTATTATAGCGTATTTAATAATTTTTATCTATAATATCGCACATCGTAGTTTTTAATTGATTGGCCATAACGTAAATTTAAAATTCTAACCACAAAATTATATAGCTTTACATGAAATTTTTGACGTATTTTTGCCGTCAAATAAAAAAGAGGGGTACCGCTTATGGTACCCCTTTATTACTAATCTAATTCAACAAGACGTTTTAATTCGCCATTTACAAACCACATTTCACAACGTACATTGTTATGGTCTGTTAAAGTTGCTGTGTATAAACCGTCTTTCTTTGGTTCTACTTCTTCTGCGAACATATGCGTTTTGCCTTCAAATGTAAATGTTTTCATATCATATACCCTTTCATTAAATGAATTATAGTTTACCGTAAACCGTACGGCGCGGAGATAATCGGATCACCTACCATTTCGCGAATGTATAAAGTGCGCTGGCCCCTTTAAACTGCTTACCGTCAAAATGCGCTAGGCCTTGAAAGTCGCCAGCTTGATAACCTACAGTTTCGTATACCTTTCCAGTTTCCAGTACAGTAACGCCGCCCATTATGCGATGTGCCTTATTAAGATTAATTTTATATACATCAACCTTTTGTTCATCGGTATTTTCTACAACGGCGGTTCTATCGCTTTTTTCTGTAGCTTCCTTTGGAATATTCGGAGATTTATCCTTAATAGCATTTTTCGTAACTACTGCCGCATCATGTAGCGTTGGCGCCTGTGTATAATACGTTGCTACCGGCTGCGCGGTTTCCTTATACGCAATTACTTCCGTTGCTTCATTTGGCGTGATTTTTAACGTATCCGCCAGTTTCTGCGGGTTTTTCGCTACTGTTTGATTGAGGATAACAGGTTCTTGCAATTTCTTTGTATAAGCCATTTTGTAACAAAATAAGCCAACTACCACCACAAGCAGCACAAGTGCTGCCACGGTGATTACGGGCGCATATCGCCTTAATAATTGAATGATAGTATCCATAATTACCCCCTATTAAATAGGCCAATTTAGCACTAAATCGGCATCAAATTCCTTGCCCTCGATGTTTTCGCTAAATGTGTACTGCCACAAATTGGCCCCTTCATAGTCGCATTGGTTATTAAGTTGTGCGCACCAGATAGCGCAACCACCTAATTGACTAAGATCTAATACGTTGACTAACCAATCATAACTAGCGTACAAACCAGTATTAACATATCCAGCTTGCCACAATTTATTAATGAACACGCTACAAATATTTGTTAATTCTTGGCCCGTTGGCATGCCACGATTTGCCTTGTAATCGTCCGCATCTTCCATATCGAACCATACGCCCATAGGCAACTTGTCAACAGTTAGGCCGGCATCGTTCAATGTATTCAATACAAATTCTGCTTCGTCCGCTGCACGTTCTTCATTTATAGCGTAGGAATAATGGTATACGCCAATAGCTAAACCTGCGTTTATTGCACCGTTTACGTTGTTATAGAATTCACTATCTAAATTGCCGCGGCCATAACCGATGCGGATAATAGCAAAATCGAACCCGTTCGCCTTAACCGCGCCCCAATCAACTACACCGTTATTTTCACTTACGTCAATACCCCTCATGGTACCCCCTATAATTTAACTTTGTTTTCAATTTTAGTTTTAACTAAATCTAAAAATTTACCTAGCATCATATTTCCGCCGTCGCGTAGGTTTTCCATAACGGATAAGAATTCACACGAACCCAAATATAACCATACCAGCGATACCGCGAACTGCTTTTGACCGCTCATTTCATCGAATAAAACGGCGGCAAGTGTAGCGGCGACGTATGTCGCCACTTTAAACACAAAACCTTTTCGCATGTATCGGCTTGAAATTAACCCCTTATCAAACGCCAACGGTATTGCACGGTATTTTTCCCAAACCGCAATTTCGTCTTCCTTATAGTTGTATTCATCAACCAACATTCTATAAGCGATTGCCGCCCATTTAGTGAATAAGTCAACGAATACCAATAAAATAAACACGCCCAATATTTGAACGTGTTTTATATGAATTAGCCACATACCCAACGCACCGGCGCCACTTAGTATAACTTTTAATAAAAAACTATCTGTTAAAGAGTTCCAACCTTCAACAAAAAACCTAGTGAAATGATCCATTACTTACCCCTCATTTAACCTTACCTAAGCCATATACGCTACGCGCTATATTAGCTTTTCTCATATTAATTTTATCTAGTTGTTCCCTCTTTTGTTCGCCGCTCATGCGTTCATTATTAATAATAGCCTTAGATGCTTTATTTAAGTTTTTAAGGCTATTACTTGCATTTTTGAGTTTTGCAAATTCTTTAGCATCGTATCCTTCCGGCCGTTGCCCTGTTAATTTGAACTCATTATGTAGTTTTTCTTGTTCCTTATAATCGTCATATACACGTTGAACGCTATTTGATGATTGATAAGGTGCCGCGGTAAACCCTCTTAACCCCGGAGCTTCGTACCATTTTTTAGATGCATTATTTTCTTTTGCACCAGATACCGCATCAATTCCGCTTAATCCTAACCCAGCAAGGCCGCCGCCGTACCCTCTTATTGTATTGTCTACAACATACGGTGAAACGTTTATTTTATCACCTACGAATTTTGCTACCTCGCTAGTGTTCGCGCCGTACTGTAGGCGTGCTGGCAAGTTTTCTTGTGATTGCGGAATAATATTGCGTTGTCTAAATAGTGAATAATTGGTTGTTGCTTCAACAATAGGTATCATAGCCGTAGGCATAAAACTTGGTGCAAGGCTATCAAATACGCGATCACCAAATCCTTTAAAACCTACGCTCTTACGATTGTTTTTTTCATCGTCCATGTACTGTAGCATACGCTCAAATGACGTACCGAATAAAACGCCGGCTTCAAACGGTTTAGGAATTCTATACATGTTTTCTTTACCCGGAATAATCCAGAATGTATCTTTTTCCCATTGTGGTAATTCTTGGTATCGTTCATCATCTTTATTCATGTACCATAACATAACACTTGGTAATGTGATATATAGCATAGTTTTAACCGTCATACCGCGCGGATCTTCTTTAAACGCACGGGCCATTTTATCTGCACCTTGAATGGTTGCATTAAAGAAAGCTATTACTTGGTTAGCTTTCTTTGTGTGCGTACCTCTACGGCTGAAATCTAACGTAATATCACGGCTTTCTAGTGCTGCTTCTCGTGCTGATAGCGGGTTTCTTTCTTTACCGAATAAGCGATTACCAACGCCGGTATAACCCTTTCGTGCATTGTCATATTCCGCCAATCGCGTTGCCATTTCTGTTGCTTCACTCATAGCGCGCAATGCTTCAATAGGGTTTTTAATTAACTTCGTAAACTTGCTTTCACGCTTCATAATGTCGCGTAATTGGCCACCTAAATAGTCGCGGTCTAGCGATACCATTGCCGCATGTGCTGCACCAGATTTTTTATACTCCCAGTATGTTTGACCTTTCTTCAAGTACAACGCCAAACCTTTGAACGTATCAATAATAGGAATAAAACCGTGTTTAGAGTAAATCGCCGCGCCTATCATATCACGAACTGGGTTACGCAAGATAAATTCTGGCGATAATGTAGCACCAGCACGCAGCCAACTTGCCGGATAAGATAAAATCTTCATAATCATGTTTGATTGTTCTTTATCCAGCATGCGCATAGTTTCGATAAGTTCCGGTGTTGTTTCGTACGTTACTTTTTGCCCGTTCTCCCATACATTGAACGTATTGTCCGTTTTCGCCTTATCACCTTTTACACGTTCCACTATTTGCCCTACGCCTTTTTTATCGGCTAATTTCGCAAATGTGCGGCCAACGTGATTGCGTTCTATTGCGTTATAGAATTGGAATGTATTTTTTATAATGCTTTCCAATGGATCTATAATATCGCGCGTACTGCCTTTTAACCGTTTAACCGGACTGGATACATCAATAAACCCCTTGCCACCAGATAAGAACGATTGCATGCCTACGTCTGACATATCGCGGAAAAACGGAATGTAATGCGGGTACATTTTACGCATTGTATGGTACGCTTTAGCCGTCAACATACCCTCTTTAACAAGCATCGTCAATAGATAATCTTGATATTTATAGATTTCTTTGGCCGCCTTTTGAAAACGTTCATTTCCGGCGTGCTTGCCTAATACAGCAGCATCTTCCGTGTATGAAAACGTTGCTTTTTGTTGGTTCTTATGTAGGTCTAAATCGTGTAATGCCACTAGATACGCGGAAAAATCTTTATGTTCTCTCTTTCCGATATCCTTAATAATATCTTTAAACGCTAGAATTTTATATTCCGGCGCGCCGTGTTCAATTAACGTTTCCGCCTTACCGGCCCAACCACGCGCCAACCACGCTTGCATATACGGATTATCATCAAACGAAATTTTTTCACCCGTTTCACGTTCGACTTGCTCAACTAAATCTTTCAACGGGTTCAATTCATCAATTAATTTAGTGTATACATCGCTCATCGCTTTTTTGATAAAGTCGCGCGTTTCACCGCGTTTAACCGCATCAATAGCTTGGCTCACTTTCCCTTTACTCTCAAACGAAATACTACCCTTTACACGTTCCGCCCCGCCTTGACGGTGCCATTCATGAACCAGTTGAGATAATTTGTTGGTGATACCGTTCAATTCCGGTTCTTTGGCAATAGCTTCCGTAAAGTGCTTATAAAATTCTGGAAATTCTCTTTTAGCTTTGGCGCGGTCGCTTACGTAATCATGAAAGAATTCTGCGTATCCTTCGCCGCGTATACCTTCCATGCCTAACTTGTTGTACGCCTTCCCGAAACGGTCTTGAACTACACGATTAAATTCATTGTTAAAGCGTGGTTCATTACTAAATTTAAAATAGTTGTCTACATAATGCCCTAACTCGTGCATGATAACGCGGAAATCGCCATAATAGCCGCTACGAATGACATCGGTATATGTATTGTACCAACCGCCAACGCCTTTTTTACCTAATCGGCCGCTTTTAATGCGTTGGTTAAACAAGGTATTAACTGCATCTATGATTTCTTTACGTGTTACGTTTCGGCCTAGCCGTTGCACTTCATCAACGCCAGTATGTGGCGTTTCCTTACCTCTTACGCTATATTGTAATGGTTCTGTAGGTTTAACGCCTTTACTTTCCAAATAGCGATTTGCCATTGCTTCATTGCCGTCAAAGGCTTTTACAATGGCTTCGTGTACTTGTTCATACGTTGCATGTTCAAGTAATTGGCTAGGTTGCTGCGCGTATGCACTTACGCCGCCTTCTGCCGGTTCTGCTTTTAACGTTTTTAGTTCTTGCGTATCTGCAATAAGTTCGGCAGCGCGATCAGTACGAACACGTTCCATGTATTCATGGCTCAATGTTTCAACTGGTACATCTAAGGCTTCTGATAATTTGACTTTCACCGCATCAAGTTCAGTTTTCGGAATATTTGGCTTTGTTGCTTGGTTCAAGTCTTTTAAAATTTCCGTATTAGAATTAACTTTATTTTCTAATTCCGTAAATCTTGTTTCAGATGTATCATGGTTCACAACGTCTTTCAATTCATTTACGATTGTTTCGCGCGCTTTCAATGGCAAATCATCAATAGCATTTTTCAAACTTACGTTTGGCGCATCTTCTTCGTATCTAAATTGACTGTTTACATCGTTTTCAACCGCCTTTTCTTGAATTTTAGCTTTTTCACCCTCTACAAATTCAGTATTCATGCGGTTTTCTGTAGGAAATTCGTTTATTTCGCCTGTACGGGCCGTTTCGCCTTCGCCTTGATAGTTTATACCTAAATCTTCGTTTTTAACTGATTTATTTTCGGTATTTTCAACAAAACTATTCAAATCTGTATGCGGTTCTTCACCTTTTACAGTTTCATGTTCTACAAATTCATCTTTGAATGGTTCTTCATAACTTCGACTGTTAGGATCTAGCGTACTATCCTTATACGATACATCGCGTGGGCCGTTTTCATATTTTCCATAGTTCCCATTAAATGTTTCTTCTGCAATTTGAGCGCGAACATTATCACGAGCAACGGAAGGGTCTGGGCGTTCGTAGGTTTCACGGATAATTTTAGCCATTTCTGCCGGTGTTGCATCTGGTCTTGCGCGCATAGCTTCAAGTGCTGCGCTTTCCGTGTTGTGCAATTCCCATACGCTGAAATCAACTTGCGTTCTCCAATCCCATGGGTCTAGCCCTCTACTTTCGGCAAATTTCAACAAGCCTTTTTCACCGTTCAATCTATCCCCAGTAAATTGAACCAAACCGCGGGAACCGTATCCGTCGCCACTTGTTATAGTGGTATTAAAACTACTTTCGGCGCCAATATTACCAGTCATGCCCGCCGCTTCAACGTCGCTTAATCCGTTTTGACGATATCGGTTATATATATCAGCTTGGATATTCCCTGTTTCTCCTTCAAGCGGTTGCCCGTTAAGTGCATCAGCGGAATATTCTTTTGCTTCAACTGTTGGGGCCGTATCTTCCGGAATGGCTACATCATCAAACGCATTATATTGAACGCCTTCGCGCATTGGTTGTATTTCTGCTACCGCATCATCTTTACTAAATTTTTCGCCAATATCTGCAAATGCATTGCCAGCTTTCTCTTTAACATGCTCCGTTACACGCCCTACACGTTCGCCAATGGCGCCAGTTACCTTTTTAGGTGTTACGCCTTTAACCATGCCAACCGGTAAAAACACATCGTCCCATAAATTAGTAGGGTTCATGACAATATTTTTTGCGAACTCGCCCGGATTATCAACTAAACGCCCAACCGGTTCCGTAATAGGATCTACTAAAACATTTTTTGCCGTAGCAACATATTTATTCCCTAATACCCCGTCCGGTGCCGTTCCTTCGTTTTCTGCCATTGCATTGGCATCGTACGTTTCGACTGTATTGCCGATAACCGTAGGTGCAGCTAATATACCCGCAACCATTCTGACTTGTGGCGGTACAAGCGGCGTAATAGCTATATATCCGGCTGGCTTACCAACTCCGGCATTGTATGCCTCTACTCTTGCTTTGTTTAGTCCCGGTGTTGCATGTTCGTCTATAAAGTCGCCGTTATCATCAAATGCTGAAAAATTATCTCCATTAGCTTCAAGGGCATTAGCAGCACTTTGTGAATACTCCCTACCTAAATTATTTGCTTTATTTACTACATCATCTTTCCAATTTGATAATGTATTCATTACATTATCATTAATTTCTTTGCCTGTTTTATCAATCCATTCAATATTGTTTTTAACGCCATTAGCAACATATTCGGCATTATTTTTAACACTATCCCATAATGTAGGCTTGGGCGCGTTGCCTACATCATCACCGTATTCGGTTGTTATATCTTCAAAGGCGTTGCCGTTTCCAGCTGCCTTGCCGTATTGGCTTGTAATATCATCAAACGCACCCATAGTCTACCCCTTTATTAATAAGATTTTAACCACGATTTATAATTGCCGTATCCGGCCGCATCAAGTTCCGCCGCAATCTGATCATCACTCCAGCCTTGCGCTGAAAGTTCATTCATTCGCTTGGAAATTGCTGCTTGTTCTTCGCTTGAATAAGTAGGTTGCCGTTTAACTGTTGGCGTTCCAGCAGCACCACCACCGCCAGCAGTAGGCGCACCACTTAACGCGCTTTGTAACTGCCCGTAATAAGGACTTTCTGTTTCCGCCTTATCTGGGTTAGCTTTTACCCATGCAGTATGCTGCGCGGATAAAGTCCTTAATACTTGCGCATTATAACCGCTTGTGCCTGTTTGTGTAGCCGTTGCCGGTTTAATATGAGTACCTACATATTTCATGCTGCCGTCTGTACCAACAATGTACGTTTTACCGTCAGGCAATACTTTGATATTCTTCGCGCCAAAGTTGCCGATATTTTTCATTTGCCCGTCCGGTGTCATTACGATAACTTGGCCGTTAGCGAATTGTTTAGTTTCAACCTTGCCATAACCGCCCATATCTTGAATAGAGCCGTCGCCCATGTTGTACCGTACAATATGGCCGTTTTGTGCGCTACTAAATTTATAGTCCGGTTTATCAAGCGCTGCAATGGAATTCAAGTTATTCATATCAATAGTGCCAGCACCTACTTTACTTGCTAGATAATTATATCTTGCAACGGCTGGCGCTAATCCTTTAACCCGTTTTGTGTTGTATGTATCTACAACCGGGTTGCCGTCTTTGTCTTGCGTAAATACAAGATTGTTCATGATTTGTTGACGCATAGGTTCAAGAACTTTTTCTTGATATTCGTTGACTTGTTGCGCATACATCGAATTGATATCGCTTTGATATTGTTCGCTTGCAAGCCCTTGCGCGGTTTTAAAATCAAAGCCCGCTTTGACTAGCGCTAATGTGTTAGCACCCAATCGTTTGCGGGCCTCTGTGGTTAGACTTGCTTTATCCGGAATGGCGTATTGTCCTTGCGCTTTATCCTTTTCGGTATTACCACCGCTTACCAAATTGGGCGCTTGGTGAAAAAAATTAGTACCTCGTTGTTGTACCATGTCTTGGTACGTTTGAGGTACGCCAATACCAGTATTGTTTAGATTTTGAAAGTTCCATAAGCCGGTACTTTGTTGTGGTTGCATTGCCACCGCCGGCGCATCTGTATTCGCTTGTACAGGTGCTGCGGGTTGTGGTGTTTGTGCCACTTGTCCAGGTTGTATAGGTTGTCCCCATAACCCGTTATGTTGCGCCACCATTTGAGCGCCTACGGAATTGTTCCGCATTGCATCATTTACATATTGCGCGGAGTTGAATTGTGTCGGTTGCATCTGCATTGTATTTCTATTTTGGTTATCAATCACTTGCAACTGGTCTTGCCCTTGTTGAGCATCACCATTTAACATGCTTTGATACCCTTTCGCCATTTTATTATTTTGTAACGCGCCTAGGCGATGTGATGCATATTGTCCGGCTAGTTCGCCAACAGCTGCCCATGGTTCAAAGTCTTGTAAATAAATAACTCCCATTGTGTTATTCCTCTACTTTCTCAGTGTTTTTCTTACTGCCTTTTGTGCTTGTTTTTTTAGTTGCTTTTTTATCAGCATCTTCTTTAATGGCTTGCAGTTCATCTTCATTGATACCTTCTGCCATAATGCCGTTGGCATAGAATAGATTATCACCAGTACATTGCAATTCGTAAACCTGTTCAACTTTCCCAGTTGGTTCGCATTGTGTTACAGGTTGGTACCCATGCACGGTCATAATTGGCTCACCAATTACGAGGCTTTCAACTACTTTCAAGCCTTCCGGAGTTAATACCTTTTCACTTGCCGTAGTTGGTACTGTGCAATCTTCAGTAGCTAACATATATGTTTCATGCTCGCCCATATCATGCATTTCAATTACATCGTTTACCGCATCAAGTGAAATTACGGTATCACCCGCTTTAAATGTTTCAATTGCTTTCGCACCTTCCGGCGTTGCAATTTCTGTACCTGCTACAAAGCAAAATCCTTTCATAAACCCTCCAAAGAAACCACCACTACCTTGGCGTACTGTTGTTTGTGCTGGGTTAGCTAACCCATATCGTAACGTCATGTAGCGGTTCAATAAATCTTCCTGATCTGCGTTATTAAGTTGTGCCATAGAATAGTAATCTTTCGCTGGTTGAATTGCCGCTTCTTGTGTAGTTGCACCCGTGTTAATTGGGTTTTGTGCTAACCCTTCACGTTGGCCAACTAGCCCAGCGGCCGTTCCTGCGTTGCTCATTTGATTAGTATATCCTTGGTTCATCAAATTAGCTTGGTTTACTATCCCATTTTGTTGGTTATTATATGTATTCCCCCATAGCCCCATTTTAGCGCCTATGCCACTTAGATTATTATTAAGTGCTTGGGTGTTAAGCCCTGCCGCTTGGTTAAGGTCTTGGGCGTATTGTGCTGCTAATGTATTAGATGCATTTTTACTGATATTGTTAATAGCAGTATCTGCTTGGGAAGAATTGATAATACCACGGCTTGCAAGTCCGGATACTGCACTACCTAATGTGCTTTCTAAATCATTGTTTAGCGCCTTTTGGCGTGCTTCTTGGTATGCAGCAGGTAATTGGCCAGATGTAATAGCGTTCATTGCATTTTGATTTTGCAATAATGCTCCGCTATACTCATTAGCCAATTGACTTGCCGTATTGTTCATATTATCAACGCTTGCCGCTAACTGATTAGCGTATTTTGTGTTATCGGTTAGGTTCTGCGCGCCAACGCTTGAAATCTGATTTTGTAATGCGCCAATAGCATTTTGATTATTCTGATTAGTACCTAAATACTGATTGAACATATCTTTATATGCCGGTGTAATCACATTGCTTAGTGCTGCATTACCCATGCCTTGCAACGTATTGGCGCTTTGGTTAGTTCCGTTTATCCAATCCATTTGCCCTTGTAACAGTTGCTTTTCTTCTGCGGTAGCGGCAGGAAGTTTTGCATCAATGCTACTTACCTTTGATTTTTTACCGCCACCGCCAAATAATTGCAAGTCAAATATAAACATGCTTTTCCTTTCTACAAAGTTGCTTCAAGGTGTTTTCTAACAGTCTTTAGCACTTTATAATTGAACCCATTATATACATAGTCCATAGTTGGAACGCGTTCCATTTTCCACTTCTTAATGAACCCTTTAACGCTGCGATGTGTAGCCGTAACGATAATGTCTAAATCGTTTAACTTCATCACATCAACGATGTATTTTCCGATTACTTTCATATCACCGTATGTCTGCCATATCGTAAAATACTTATCCCCGTTAAACTCATTAATCGTCCAAAATAGGAACCCTGCACCTGGGAAGAATTTAAAGTAATAATTGTACTTATCTTTGTAGTTATTATTTTCATCGAAATAAAACCCGCTTAGATCTACTCGTTCCCCTGTTCTACGTTCATAATCCTTTATCATGTTTTCAAGACTATCTAGCTTCATTATGATACCCGCTTCCACATATACACCGATAAATAAGGCTGCATAATGCTGTGTGCTTGTCCGCCACCTTCAGCATCGATATCGTGTGAATGTGCCCCGCTACTATTAATTACTACTTCATGGGAATGGGCTCCACCTGGTTGTATATCTACTTTTGCGCCACTTTGAGTGTCAATACCGCCATTTATAACACCATCGTGATTATTTAGTCTAACGTCTTTTTGTCCAGTACGCCCGTAGGGCTTAATATCCGCGGAATGGGTATGTTCGCCAGCTTCACTTGCCGTTCCTGTATGCGTATGTGCACCACCATTACCAGTAGCCCCGCCGTGTTTATGGCTAGGCATTTCTTGCACTGTTAATGTATGTGTTTCAGCACCGCCAACACTACCAGCATTATACTTATCACCTTGAGATAATAAAACACGGCCTTGCTCAATATATTCCCATGTACCAAACCCAAACAGTTTGTTAGGGTTCGTTGAAACGGTACTGCAATAGATAGCCCCTATCGGATATGCCTTTGTTAATACCTCATTGATTTTAGGCTTTAACGCATCTATATCTTTTCGAACCGCATCAAACATATCATTAATGCTTTTAGCTAAATGCGCGCTAGTAATCTGTTCATTACCGATATTATCGCTTTTCACTTCGCCAATGCCGATTTTATTGCCAGTAATAGAACGGTCAGCCATTACATCACCGCTAAACACTGGGCGGTAGTACTTAATGCTTTTAACCGATGTGCTATCTGTTACTACAATAGCGACTACAATGCGAAGCACTGACTTCCATTGTACGCCGTTATATAGGTACATCTTATCGGCTACCGTGTTATAGTGCATTTTATCCATTTCAGCCTTCGGCGCACTTGCTTGGCGCACTGGTTCAATAGTAGTACTGCCATAACTTAACGCGCCCGATGCGGAACGTTCGATATATAAATACGATGTAGATCGTGCTGGTAAATTCCATGCACTCGTTTTATTTGTAATCGTACTTACATAGTCTACACTTCCGTTATCATCGTACCCGTCGGCGAATGATAATAATACAGGGGTTTGACTGCCGTCAATCATTACACTTAGGTTATCACCAATCAAAAACGCCCATTCACTATTACCAACCTTACCATTTAGCACCCTATTCCGTAGCACGCCACCGCCTGTATTACCGCCACCGCTAGCCTTTAATTCTACGGCTTTGGCGACTTCTAATATTTCAGCCCGGTTTTTCTGAATGCTATCCTGCACCGTATCCCCTTGGGGTGTAATATCCAAAGGGTGTTTTTCTTTATATGCCATTTTATACTTCCTCGTATGTATAATCTAACTGCCTTAGGGATATAGCCCCTTTTTGAACATGTATTTTAAACTGCACATTACGATTAGCACCGCCACCAATCTTATACGCTTTGGTGTATTCGTTAGTGTTCATCTTGCTTGTAGCATTTATAGTTTTCATCGTTGCATAATATGTTTTAGTAACCTTACTAGCAAAATTAATAGGATTAGCCTTCTTATTGGAAATGCCAATTGTGCCGTATCCATTAATAATATTATGTGTTACGAAATTGTAGTTCATAATCAAGATGAATTGACGTGTAGCCAATCGGTTGCCACTAATAATAGAGGTTTCAATTTGTACGCCGTCATCTGTGTCTATGCTTTCATCAAGAATACCTATCTTATTGCCATAGGCTACATATACATCTTTATCAACGCTTACAACGGAATTGATGTTATACGTAAATTTCCTAGATGTGAATACCCCGCGACCGTCATTGTATCGTGGTAGGTAATGATAGATGAATAAGCTATCCCCATTGTAGGGCTTTATCCACAATTGTTTACGGCTAGGTACATGCCACATTTCACAATCTTTAGTGATGTATTTAAGCAAATAGGAATTGATATTAAGCCCAGTTTCAAAAGGTTGTATTTCTGCATACGTATTAGTAGGCATGAATGACATAAACCCTTGCTCGCCTAGATAATATGATCTATCGTCGATATTACAAGTTGAACCGCTACAATACCCAGTAGATGATAGCGGGTAAACAGTTAAGTTATTTTCGTCAGGTGTCCCCACTACTTGATACACGCGCCCGTATTCCTTATATACGATAATTGCCCGCGTTAGGAAATCAACGGCGATAATGCTGCCCTGGTCTTTATACCCGACGTCTAACCACTGTGCACTAGATGCATCATTCCCATTGTGTGTCCATGATTGATAATCACCTACCGCCGACCAATTCAACCGGTGCGAATAAATCGATGAAAGTAACACACGTCCGGAATGACTGGATACCATTTCACATGTAGGGCTTTCTACTGTAATGAGTTGCCCAGCCCCCGTAATCGCCTGTAGCTTTCCGCCACTAGCGATAAGAATGTCTCCACCAAAGGCATGATACACAGGCTTTTGCACACCACTTAATACACCTAATAGTTTGTGAGTGCTGAAATCTGTTTCATATAAATTCTTATTCGATGAAAAATACCAACGCTTCCGATACACATCGTAATACAACGTTTCAATAGGCAAGCCGAAATCATACAGCACTCTAACCCCTGGTACTGTACGCAATGCATTATCCGTTCTATCGAATTCGCATTGCCTAGCTTGCGTTAAGGCTTGCATATCAATATTTTCGGGCGGGTTCGACCAATCAAGGCCCAACCGGAAACCGTTTGTTGTTGCTACCTGTTTTACGCCCATTATGTAATACCCCTTGCAACTTTAATTTGTTCCGTGATGTAGTCAATAAAGGTCTTATCATAGGCAGCATAATCAGTCATAAGGGATTTTTTCTTCACCATAAAAGATATAAGCTGCACTAGATATTGATGAAAGAATTCTGAAAACGGTATCTGATCGTCCAATTCGTCAACATGATTTTTACGTACGCTATAAAATACACCTTTTACTATTTCCCCGTCATACGTTTCAAACGTTCCGTTAATGATGCGGATAGGATAGCCACTCTTTGGAACGAACCCCATAAAGTCTGACGGTACGGCTTTTAAGTTCGGTATATCCGTATTCTTAACTACTTCGCGGTCTTTAATACTAACCAATATAGTAGCTAGCCAATCAATAGCTGCGTTAATGTACTGGATATATTCTAATTGTTCATCTAGTATTTCGTTACTTTCAACATTAACCAGAGTAATCAGTTCTTTTACAACCATAATCCCAATACCCTTCCGCTATAATGCAATCATTTTCACCTAGTCCGCTGTTAATCGCTTGTAGTGCGTTTACCATATTGGCAGTAATGCCGGTTATATCCATATTCATTACGCGGTACACGATATAGTCAACTAACAACGTTTCAAGTTCTGCCGGTAGTCCGCTTTCATCATCTAGCGTTTTATATCCAGCAGTCTTTATATAATCAACGGTGATTTTCTGTTCATGATCTGCATCAAATACCACCGTTTGTAAATTCAACACGTGATACCCTTGCACTTCCGCATCATCTGCTTTAACCTTCAACACTCCAATACATTGAAACGGTAGTACAATTCGCCCCGTTCCGTTATCTTCATGTATGGCAGTTGCAAGGCTAGGGCAATATTGGCTAATTAAAGCGTTCAATAGGTGATTGCCTTCGTTGTAATACTCCAATAACTGGTATGGTGTATACGTTTCTTGCGATGTATCGCCTATTTGCATGAACGCCCTATTTACTATTTGTTTTACGTTCATATTCACCCCATATAAGAATAAAGGCGGGTATCACCCCGCCTATACCTATAAATTAGCGTTCAACAACGCCGCCAGTCATTACTTGAATTACGCCGTAGTCTTTGCTATTGAATTTAGTTTTTTCAACTGCACCATAGAACGCAATACCATTACCAGCAATGTTGCCGTAATCGTCTGTTTGTTCAATGTGTTTCGCTGGTCTAGCTACTGCGAAACATGCCGCCTGTTTGCCCAACAATAAGTTATGGCATACATTCGCACTAGATGCGCCTGTAGTATCAGATAATACGCGTTCATATTCGTAAAGAATTACACCGTCATATTCGCCTAATGCACCTGTGAAAATAGGGTTTTTAGAACCGCGAACATTTGCGTTTTGTTGTGCTGCTAACCATTTAGCATCGTCTTTTAAATCACGAGCCGCCCATGGGGATACAAGCATAATATACTTGTCCATGCCGTCAACCTTAATCGGCTGCACTTTAGGGCCGTGCATCATTGCTTTACGTTTTGCACGGGAAATAATAGTTGTAGTCAATTTATCATTTGCCGTAATGCTTGCTTGCGAGTTAGCTGCGCTTGCATATAATACTTCGGTGCTAGTAGGACTTGCAGAAAGTTTAGAGATTAATTTATCGTCTAACCAGTCCGATAACCACTGTTTTAACGCGCTTTTGATTTCTTTCAACATATCATATTGTGTTTTTTGGTCGTCCGCTTCAAAACGGGAAACCGCATTACGCACTAATTGAGTATTTACTTCGAAATCATAAATGTTCAAGATATCTTCTGCACCGGATAATTTTGCTCTGTTACCTTCAACGCCGGAACCTGTTAAGTTCATCATCAAGCCGAATACTACGCTATCGCCTTTTACGTTTTCTAAATCTTTGTTTTTATGTACAACGTTGGAACCGTCAAATGCCGTAAATTTATCAAAATAGCTTTCTTTCAAGCCTTCGCGCCATACTTTTTTGGACCATATTTTAGGAACTAAGGCCGCTGGAATATTAACTTGATTTCTTTGTTCTGCCATGTTTTACCTCTTATAATTCGTCAAAATATTTGCGTACATCGTCCGGCAATGCATCAAGGTTGCCCGTTTGATACGCTTTCAATATATCTTCTTCCGTTACTTTGTTAGGCGTAGGAACGCCACCATTTAACGCGCCAGCTTTTGGCAACGTAGCCGCAACTTGTAAAGGGTTATTCGGTACTTCGGTACTTGTCGCCCGTTCATTTTGCAATTCTGTTACAAATTTTCTAATGGTTTCAAAATCGGCTTCCGTACCTTCGCCAATATCAACACGATAAAAAGCATCGTTAATCGGTTGTGCATCGCGCATCGTCATTCCGTTTAGCTTTTCTAAACCGCGTTGATACAATTCCCCAAAGTTCGGTAATGATTTAATTTCATTTACGAAATTAATGTTAGTTTGTCTTTGTTGATGTATCGCCATTTGCTGATTAGTAATTGTATATTCTGCGTTGGCTTCAAAACGAATGAAATCTTTATATTTCTGTACATCTTCAAACATAAGACTTTCTAAATCTTCCGCCGTAATGTTAAAGCGTTTCAATGCTTCACGGCGTACAAAGTCGCGAATATTTGATACTTCTTCATCTGGCAATGTAATTGGCCGTTGTTGTGCTTCGTATTGTCTAGCACGTTCTTCCGCTGCCTTACGTCTTGCGCGTTCCTGTGCAAGCGCTGCCTTTAAGTTCTGATCGTTTGCATGCGTTTCTTCCGTTTCTTCGTTAGTGTTCGGCGTTTCCGGTTCTACTCCCGCATCATTCGCATCACTTTCCGCCGCATCATCTGTAGAGGGTTCATCTGGTGCAGTTTCCTGTGTATCCGTTTCTTCGGTTGTTTCTTCCAGTTCAACGCCCGCGTTTTCTAAATCTTCCGGTGTGAAACCAGCTTCTTCGATGTTTACTAAATCTTTTTCCATATCAAATACCCCTTATTGCCTTTTAACGTCATTGCCGGACGAATATAAGAATATGGCAGTTTAACGCCGTTGCCGGGCGATAATGTATAAGCAAGCCTTTTAACGCCATTACTTAGGGCGAAAGAAATATAAAAAACGCCACATTACGGAGCGTTTATTATTGTGTTGATAGGTTTATATTACATAGTGCCTAAATCGTTCGTAGGCGGCAAAATTGGCGGTGCATTTTGAATGTTCTGTTGCTTACCTTTCAAGGCTAACCTTTCCGCCATAATTTGTTGCGGTGAAATCTGTACGCCTAGCGTTTGCAAGTACATACTTAGCGCTTCCGCCGGCATATCATCTAGACTACCGCTAACACGCAATTCTGGCATAGCTGGCTTTTCTGCTGCTTGCTGAATACGCTTCTTGACGGCTTCTTTTTCTGGGAAGTCCATAAAGTCGAGGATAATATCCATAGGAATATCAACGCCGGATTTCTTAGCTTCCAATAATTGATATAGGTTAGCCTTACGAGCCGTTGCGCTTGCTTGGCTAGTGCTGATTACTATATCAAAATCAAAACAACTCAAATCATACAATACTTGTTTGATTGGATTGCCTTCTTCATCTACTTTAGGTTGTCCAAACGGATCCGTGACGACTTGTTCTTGCATCGGCTGACCTAGTTCAGGTTGAATTTGTACAAATTCTTTTTTGCCGTCGTCGCCTAAAATCCGCATTGCCTTTTCTTGATTGTAGAATTGAGGAATTAAACCCGGAGCGTTCCTTTCACCCCATAACAATTTAACAATCTGTAATTCCGTTTCTTTTGATTGCGCGAATATATCCGCCGTTTGTACGGTTGTTACAGATTGCCGCAAGTCAATCGCCTTACCACTCATAGAACCAATGCTACCGGAAAGACTTTCCGGAGTGATACCGCTGATTGAATAAAAGTCATTGTCCGCTTGTTGCTCTAAAGTCAGACTAATAGCACTATCCATTGACGGCGTACCGTCTTGGAATGTAACGCCCGGTTTCAAGAATATATTTGCTCCCGGTGTTGTGCTTTTCTTTTCAATCGTTTTCTTATCGTGTTCATCTATTTGGCCTTGCCAGAATTTCACACCTAAAGACTGTTGATTAACAACGTGCATACGTTGACTTCTGTTCTTATTTTTTTCGCGTTGCGCATCTTTAAGATCACGTACTACGCCGGCCGGTTCTAGTTCATCATCTACCAGTTCACCGGTATAGTAACAATATTCACGTACTAATGGGAATTTACCATGCTTATAGGGACTTTCACCTTCTTCAAGTAGTACATCATCGGCAAATGTCGCATATCTGATTTTAGTATCTGGTATGCTAGTAGGTTTCTTACCCATAGCCATTAACACAACGAATAGCGGGTTGCTTTCATCAATCACCCCCTCTTTAGTCATGAATACATTCCGTTTGCCGTATTCCTTATACCAATATTGGACTACACGAATTTTTTTATACTTTTCGTTATACCATAGCGACTCACCGTTAATAGTTTCAACCGTTCCGGCTTCTAGTTCTGTATCGTCATATTTATGACTCAACAAATCAATCTCATTAGCTTTATCCGGATATACCTGTTTTAGCTTTCTTGTGCTTTCCCAACTATACCGGCCAACGAATTGAGCATCGCTTAGGTTTTCTTCTGTGCTTTCTGGATCAACGAAAACATCAAACGGAGAAACGCGGTCGATTTTAATGGCGCCGTCTAACTTAGTGTAGTCAAATTCATAGCTTACCCAATAATTGGCTAAACCGCATATGATTTTATCACGGAAGCATTTCCCCTTGTTGCGTTGATAGTTCGCACGGTCTAAACAGTATTTTGTAATACCTTTCGCAACGCGGCTTATTCTATCATCTTCTTCGGAACGTGGTAAAAAGTCCGGTTCCGTTTCGTTCTGCGATGCATAACCGCATAACAAATTAATTACCGGTCTAATTCTATTAATCGTGATTGCTGGCCGTCCAGCTTCACGCATCTTTTTCAAGTCTGCATCTTGCCATTGTTTCCCTTGCATAAATGCAAAATCTTCGGCGGCAGCCTTGCGCCATTCTGACGTGGCGGACAACGCACTTTTTACATTTTGTTTTGCTTCGTATATATCAAAAGTTTGTTCTATGTTCATTATTCCACCATTTCAGAACCATAAATCATATCGTACATTTGTTCTAGTTGCCATTGTGGCATTGCTTTTGCGAATTCCGCTAGTTGTGCATCGCTATATTTAGCCGGAATAATAACGCCTTTTTCTTCGCGTTCGCCATATTCCGATTTAAGAACCTTAAAGGCGTAATCACGCAACGCCCTTTCACTCATACGCCCCATGCGCTTATATCTCCTTCGCTATCATCAACATATTTATAACCGTCATTAAATGGCTTTTCTGGTTTAACAGATTTTACAGGTCTAGCCATACACATATAACGCACCGCATCATACGCATGATCTTCTTGCTTGGTATCTACATCTTCAACCTTGATTTTGTCATAAGTTAATGCTGGTAACGTTCGTATTAAGTGTACGCAATTACTAAATATCTTTAACTTGCCTTCCTTTAATCGTTGATGTACTTGCATCAGTCCGGCTAATCTATCATTATCAGCACGCACCCAATACACGCCTTCCGTTGCGAATATTTCCGCAATCGTTGGCCCGTCATGCCCTGTACGTTGCCATATAGCGGGGTCTGCTACGCCTTGATAGTCTTTCAAGTGTTCTATCTTTTGCGCTACTTCCCGCGCCGTTTCCTGTGTTCCTGTATCAGGCATACCAGGCTTGCAACCGTAATACTCACCTGTGATATATAACACATCGTCATAATCAACCGCATAGGAATATACTGCATATGGCTTCGTATATCCCCAGTCCATTGAGCGATATCGTTGCCAATGATGCGGAACTTCAAACGGTTCAATTACATGTTTCTCCGTTCTAAATTCCGTAAATACTTGACCTTCGAATATGTTCCAGTCGCCTTCTAGGTATGCTTTACGTAGTTTTTCGGGTAGCGTATTAAGTGCATCTATATAATTCTGTGATAGATGCGGGTTATCGCTTGCCCTTGCTTGGATATATGCAATCTTATCCGCGAATGGTTGCATTTCCTTTGTAAAGTTTCTATCAATAAACAAATCCTTAACCCACATATGACCTTTACCGCCCGGATTAGTTGCCGCGATTAACTTAGTATCACTTATACCAGTCCAGCGTAGACGCATACGCAAAAAATCGAACACATCGCGACTATTCAAGGTTAATTCATCAATAGCAATAGCAGCGAATTCACTTGATAAATATTTACTTGGGTTATCCAGATTTCTAAAACAGATAACGCCGCCACCTAATTCATTATTTAATGTGAATTCATGGTTACTTTCTTTATAGCTTCCCAGCCATTCCGGAAACTCCATTTTTATTTTAGAGATTTGACGATCATCTAAACTCGGGTAATCTTCACAAAATAACCCAACGCGTATGCCTTTAATTCCTGTTTGAATGAACCAGTCAATTAAAAGCCACACTAAACCCCAACGGAGTATATATGATTTACCACCACCAGCAGCGCCGCCATATAGCGTATATATATTTTGCTTTACTGCCCGCAAGAATTCTTTTTGCTTAGGTGTTGGCCGTATCACATCGCGAAACAGATTTGTTTTACTCATCTGTATCACTCAATTCATCATTATCAATAACCAACTTAACGGCGCTTTCTGTTGTGATTTCCTGTTGTATCTTATCGCGCCATTCTTTAGACTTGCGATTTTTAAGCCAGAATATAATGGCGGTAGTGTTTCCTTTTAGCGCTTCTTTATAAAGTGCATTTTCAACTTGTAAATCTGCTTCATCTTTTCCCGTTTTTAGGGCGTTCGCTATTTTCGGGGATTTCTTGCGCCATTCCCAAAGGGTAGTAATACCAATACTCATATTGCTGGCTATCTGTTCATTGGTTAAGCCGTTTCGGGCCCAACCTTCTAGCGTGATGATCTTTTCATCTGTTTCCCAATCTTTATATGTAGTTCTTGCCATATGCTCACCCCTTTCATTTCAATGTATTACCGCCTTTGCTCTTTAACTTCCCGTGTACTCGTCGACAAATGCCAGCACTTGTTTTACACGCCTGCTTGCTTGTAACGTAGGTTTGGCATAGCCCGTCATAATATATTTCATCAGCCGTACATATTCCGTGCCGATTATTTAAACATTTAGCCTTAACGCACCTTATAATCACTAGCATTTCACCGCCTTCCGAGATTTTTTGAAATATTTTTAATTTCCCTCTTGACTACTTGCGTATTCGCAAGTATAATTAAGCCATAAGATACATCAGAAAACGCAATTAAGCAAAAGGAGAAACTAACATGTTCATACTTACAGATTTAAACACAAACACTACTTGGAATTTTGAAACAAAGATGCAAGCATCTGAATTTATTCACAATATGTCATTCGGTTTTGAATGGCAATTAGTAGATACTAGCAAGAATGAAGTTATCGCTAGCCATATTTACGAATAACAATAAAGGCGGTAGATAACCACTACCGCCAACTATTTAAACCAAAGGAGAATACAACAATGCAAATGACTATTCAAGAAATTAAAAACGCGATCAAATACAACGAACTAAACAATATCGAAACATTACAAGCCGCATATACTGGTATCAAATACAATAATGACGGCATAATTCAAACACTAGGATATGATGATTTAAGCAACATTGTTATGATGCTTCGTTATCTAGCTGAAAAATGCGAATTACTACGCCGCCGTACTAACTCAATATATGATGCGTTCGCTGCATTTAACCTACGTGAAACAACATTCGATACTATAGACGAATATCAGAAAGAAATGAATAACCAAATACGCCAAATGTTAGCCGCTAAATAATAGCGGCTTTTTTAATTACTCAAAACCAAACACGGGGCAAACGTTCCATAACTAGTATCAAACAGATGCAGCGCGTTCAGTTTTCAATAATCAAAATGTTACTTTTATACAAGAAATGGGGTATATCGCCGTGGATACACCCCATTTTATTTTTGTTTTATTCTATTTTATTGCATATTCTAAACAAATACCGATAGTTCTCATGCGCTCTTATGAAACTTTTGAAACGATACAAGTATTCAACCACGAAAAAACAAATGAAATTTAACAACAGCAAAATTATTTATAGTATGAAGGTTTTCACTATATCGGTATTTGTTTACAGTATGCAATTGCGGGGCGTTGTGTACCCCGCAACTACTAACCTGTTTACCTAAGGAGAAAATGCAAATGCTCAACTAGCACTTTACACCTTATATTATACTATATATGGCGTTTCCACCTATTTCCGATATAGTCCGATATAGTCCGAATTATACCGATTTAGCAGTATACATACACGCATAATATGTATGGTGCAAATAATAGCCAACTTGTACAAGGCCGGCCGTTTTTATTTCTGCCGCTTGCGACTTTTCCAAATCTGTAAAGTATCGCGCATGCTTCGCGCTTTTGCCGTCGATGTATTCGCGTAGCAATAAAATATTTGCTTTCCCTGTGGTGCATGTGTTGATGATATCCGCTGCGGTTTCCCGCTCATCAATTAATGCGCCTATTTCTTTGTGTACTGCATCGCGCTTGTTTTCTAGTCTTATAATCTGTTGTTCCAGTCCGCCCGGTGTTCCGCCACCTGTTAGGCGTTCTTTTGAATAATCAACGGCGCCTATTGTTGTAATATCTGATTGTAAATGCTTTAGATCTTCCTTCAATGAGTTAATTTTCATTGTGATTAACTTGATAGGCTCTAAATATTCTTTTGCTAATTCCCTATAATCTTTATCCGTCATATTTCCCCCATGGTTCATTATCGCATGTTCTTAACCGTTTCCCCTAACATGTTTAGATAGTCCTGTAAATTGGTTTTAATGGCTTCATTTACAATTTGGATATTGTCAGTTGTTACATAGCTGGCAATTAACATTTTATACATAGCATCTTTTGTAGGTACCAATACCGCGATCATACCACTAATTAGAAACGCCGCAAATAATGCAATTATTTTGCCTTTGTATGGTTTAAGTTGTTCCCGTGCATAATCATCAATGATATACATAACACCAGTAACAAGCGTTATGAACATCAACACAATAAAAATAATGTTATTTATCACATCTAAATTATGTAATACTTCAATTAAATACAGATACATCGGGTTAATAATAGGCATACACATTTCCCCTTTCGCCTACTAATATTATATTAATCGTTCATTTCCCCGTACTACCAATTCCACCAGTTCCGCGCGCCGTTTCAGTTAATTCATTAACTTCTAACAACTTCAATGCGCCTACTGGTACAAGAATACCCTGTACTAATCTATCGCCCTTTTGAATTAGATATGCATCATCGCTGGTATTATGTAGTATCGCTTTTATTTCGCCCCTATAATCCGCATCAATCACACCAAACGAATTCGGAATAATTAACGGTGTTTTACTCATGCTAGATCGTGGCGCCAGCATCAACATATACCCTTTCGGAATTTCCACCGCTAAACCCAACGTTACATATTGCGTTTGATGCGGTTTTATTACTACGCCTTCTGGTTGATAAAAGTCCATGCCGGCAGCATCTTCGCTGCCAACTTTTGGCATCAATACACCTGGCATGCATCGCTTAACTTTGATAACGTCCGCATTATATCGTTTATATCCAAATATGCGTTTAATCCTATTTAGTAATTCCATTTATTGCCCCTCATTTCAATAATGCTTCCAACACTTTATTTTTCATATCCATAATGCGAATTTCTGCCCGTGGGTTTTCTTTATCTATACCAGCTATGCAGCTATCACCATAGGAACATATCCATTTATCATCATCAATAACTTTGGCTTTTGTTAATATATCGCTAGTCGCCTGTAGCAACCCGATTAAGTCCGGCCAACTTCTTTTATTAGGCAAATAATATTTACATTCAACAACTACAATGCCAGATATATGCAGTTTCTTGCCAGCTAGTTGCCATAAACAAGCATCTTCATAATTTCTATACGCTTCTGACGGAATATAACCCCGCTTATTACCGTTTTTAACTATTTGCCCGTGGTTCTTTTTAGTAATCGGGCGGCCTTTGAATACTATGTCAATCACACCCATTTAATGCCCTTTCTGCTAGCAATACATCTTCGGACGGATACCACCAATAACACTCATCATATATAGACCATGACGTTCTACCACCAGCAAAACAATATACTTTTCCCTCTTCATACTTTGCAAAATAAAGATTATGTTCAATTACCCCAATTTTTGCAATAACTGGCGTATCAACCGGAACCTTTTCCCATTCCACAATACCCAGTAACGCACCAATAGAATATTTATCGGTTTTAGGACTTAAACCCAATACACGGCATGGAATACGTGGTGTATGCTCCCGCACTTTAAAATGTCCACCGTTTTCAATAAACGTTGGGTTTACAAAATAGGCATATACACCGATTATTTTAATATCGCGGTACCCTTCATCATACATTTCTTGCAATAGCCATTTTTGCTCATTCGTCATAATTTAATTCTCCTTTTGTTGCTAATAAGTACTTTATCTGATCCTTAACATGACCTAAATATGTTTCCATTGTTCCGTTAAAATTCTGCATTGTCATTTTTGAAATCACTTGCCGTAATCGCCACGTTCTTCTTCCGTTTTTAACGTTGTATTCAATCATAATACAATAGGAATTTCCCGTTACCTTTGGTTTTAAAATTTTACCCCCGATAACCACTGTTAAAGCACTTGCAAATTGTTCCCGTGTATACGTTTGGTTATTCGCTTTTACAAGTTTCTTCATTTGTTACCCCTTCAACTGATATTCAAATAATATTTCTGTTTTCGGCGCATTAATCATCATGATAACGCTATGATGCGCTGGCGATTTTGTATGCTCGCCGGTTTCACTTATAAACTTAATGCGCTTAGTTGGTACATATACGCTTATATTCGTTTGACTAAATAATTTATGCCTTTGTACCACCCCAGTGTATCTATGGGTAGTACCAGTACACACGGGCGCCCAGTTTCGATGCATCGCGCTATGATTTCATCTTTATTGCTGTACGGCGGATTAGTAATCAAATAGTCAAATTCATATTCTTTATTCAAAAAGTCATTAATGCCATATACAGCCAATGGATCATATTCACGCGTAATAATTTTTGTGAAATTGCTTTTATCTGTATCAAATGGCAATAAGATTTTATCGCCAGCTTTTGGCGGAAATACATTAAGCATTGTTCTAACTGTTTCTATAGGTGTATACCATTCATCACTTTTAGCGCCTTTTATTAATGCTTGTTTCATCGCTTCCGCCTTTCAAGATTTAAGCCAGCAGCCAATAAGCGATTTCTAACAAATGTACCCGATACACTATATACGCTCGCAATCCGCCTTATGCTTAACCCTTCATTACGCAATTTAATCAATGCACTTGTTTCAATATCCGGGTATGCCGGTTTTCGTTTTATTTCTTTCCTTAACCCCAGCATGGATAATGCTGCATCTGCTGTTTTTCTGCTATATATGCAAGTACCCAACGCAAGCCAGTTTTCTATATAATTCATCAAGGTATATCACCTCTTAACACGGAATTTAAACTTGTTTGATCACTCATGCTTATTACATCGCTTTCAGTTAGCCACTTTAAGCAATGCCGACCATGTTTGAATTTATCCGGCTTACTTCTTCTAGGCCCCGGACTTGCATAAGTTACCGCTTCAACCCATTCGCAATGTGCTTCGTATATATACCATGGATACATAAGGCAGTATGCTTTTATGTATTGTTGTTTACGTTTCATTTGTACTAACTCCATTGTTCCACCTTTTTAACACCTTCCTATACGCCGCTTAATGCGGTTATTATTGTCTTTCACATACCCATACACATCGCCCCGAATATCACTGGTTTCTTTTTCTGCTTTACGCCTCAAACTGTATTTTATGTAGGCTGCGCATGTACTATGGCAGCCTATCGCCCTAAACTTACAACCTTTGCATGGTGCTTTCATTTTGAGTACCCGCCAACATTCCGCAAGGCCCTGTTTTATATCCTTTTTCCAGTCTGGCCCTAATTTCCCGTATTTCAGTTTTAGAAATGACGTATCGCCAGCGCTCACCAGATGCGGCGGATCAAAAACAACCAAATAAAATGTTTCGTTTTCAAAAGGCATTTTTCTAAAATCTGCAACTATATCCGGTTTTACGATTAACTTCCTACCGTCGCATAGTGTTGTATTTTCTGTTCGGTTATCCATGTAAACTGTTTCTTTATGTTCTCTATCAAACCAAAACATTTTAGAACCGCAACACGCATCTAATATCTTCATAGCGCGCCTTTTTTAATCATTTCCATTAACGCACCGGTAATCAGCGCTAAAGCAAGCATTGATACAAATAAACCCAATACCGTATTACCAGTAATGCCAAATAAACCTAATAACCATAGCACCATTGAAACAATGAACGCTAAGCCTAAAACTTTTACTAATAGCGCAAGTACTACATACACAAACAATGCAACATTTTTCATGCTTTTATCTCCTTATTTTCAAAAGGGTTTATCGTTTCACAAACCACAAAAGATGTATTGTTGTATCCGTGGCGTTTCTCCCATTTACGAAATACATCGGTTAATTCCGCTTGTAATTCGTCTATATGTTCTTGTTTTACACTTAAAAGGTAATCTTCCGACCATTCCTCAATTTCATCGTCAAGATCACTATATATAATCTCTTCAATAACTCGTTCAGCATTAACAGTAGGAACATAATAATATGGATTTCCAACCCTAATTTTTGGTACTTCGTAGGCTGGATAACTATCAGCAAAATCTTTTACGGCATCTTCAATGCTTTTTTCTGGATACCCTACATATTCACCAAGGCACCAGCACCACTCATTCTCATTTTTTACTAGCATTTTTCACCTCTTAGAACGGAATATTTTCATCGTTTCCCTTATCATCTGCAAAACTATCAAAATTACTTTCTGTTGCCGCATCATTTAAAGCGGACACTCCAACGAAACCAGCAATTACTTCCGTAACATATTTCTTTTGCCCGTCCTGTGTTTCGTAACTTCTTGTTTGAATTCTACCTTCCACAAATATTCGGTTTCCTTTTCTGTAGGTTCCTACTGCTTCGGCCAGCTTGCCCCATGCAACGCAATTAATGAACGCCGTTTGTTCTTTCGTTTCATTCGTAGCACTATCAATATATGTATTACTGGCTGCAATTGTGAAGGTGGCAACCGCTCGACCAGATTGCGTATAACGTACTTCTGGATCACGTGCAAGATTTCCCAATAATTGAACACTATTCATAATATAATTCCCTTTCTATTTTCTAATTCTACTGGGCAAATCCGCTCAATTTACCCATTTTACTATTTCTCCCTTATGAATTCATTGACTGTTTAAAACTTCCATACAACGCATTTAAACGATTTTTTTGAGGTGTAAACAATTCATCAAGCATTAAATTCGTTTGAATTTATTATTCACTTCAACACCCCCAGAATTAACGCCTTCCCTTCGTCAGAAATATTCGCTTTTTCAACGACTCTTTTAAGGTCTATAGGCTCGTACTTTTTAACCTCAATCAAATGGCCGTTATCCAGCATCTTAACTTCTGTTTGTTTCGGCATATTAAGTTCTGCGCGCTTCCGTGCTTCCATTAATAAGCCGTTATGTTTAATACCTTCCGCAATTTCCATATTCTTTTGTTCGCGTGCTGCCAGTTGTTCGTACGCTTTACAGAATTGGCTCATCGCGGCGCTTTCGTTGTAGCTTTGGCAATTTCTTGGGTCAAAGAAATGCCATACAGTTTTAGCTGCTAACTTTGTTATACCTTCCAACTCATTAAGGCCATTTTCATACCCTACTTGGCTGGCTTTCTTTCGTACGATTCCCCATGCATCTTGCGCTATCAACCGTTCTTCTTTTCCGTTTACATATCCTGAAATTTCTTCCGCTTTCTTGCGAATAGTGGCAACGGCTGGAACGAATTCACACGTATTAATGCATTGCTTGATTGCTTCGGCCAGCGTTACAGGGTTAATATCCTGTAACATGTAGGCGTACATTTCTGTTTTCTTTACATCAATATTCGGATATATCAATAACTGGCCCGTAGCTGCATATATCTTCGCGTTCGGTTTCATCTGTTCCCCTTTCTACCGCATCAATTAGCGCGTGTAATTCTGCAACCTTTCTTTCTGTATCCGTCATAGTTGCTGTTTCATTACTGTTCAAGTACGTATCAAAATGGCTTGGCGCAAATAGAGTTTTCGGTGTTAGACACTTTTCTAGTTTTGTACCTTGCCATTCACGGCATTTTTTATCAATCACCGTTTTAAAATCGCTTACCGTGTATCCCTCTTTCAATCGTGATCTAATTGCCTGTACATATGGTTTAGTTGTAGGCTTGAATTTTGAACCTGTTTTTAAATTAAGATATTCGATAATTTCAAAGTGAGATTTATCCACATCGTCATGTGAAACATGACATATTGTTTCTATTCTATTCTCTTCTTCTCTTATCTTATCTATTCTTATCTGTGTATCCAGATTGTATACATTTTGTATACATTTTGTATCCATGTAGGTATTATCTGTGTTCATAGGCGGTTCAACCACTTCATACACCTTGTTTTTTAACTCTACCTGTTTTGCTTCTGGTAGTTCTGATTTTGAATACCTATCAGATTGAACATAATTATGTATGCGCCAATGGCGAATTACGATAACACCTGTTTCAAAACCAATAACAAACCGTTTGGCAATGAGTAGTTTTAAATCATCTTCCTTACACCCAGTAATGCGCATGATGCTTTTCGGTGATTGAATAAAGCCGTCATCATCTGCCCTTAGTAATAAGTGGAAATAAAGGCATTGTGTACTTTGCGGCATGTCTAAAAAGTTATCTGTATCAATAATTTTTTTAGACATCATTCTTCGTTCTGCCATTTAATACCCTTATTCCTTTCTTTTAATATTTCTCTAATCTGTTTTGCATCGCTGCCATGTGCTTTTGTATGGCAATCTCTACACAAACAAGCTAAGTTGCTAAGATTAGAAAGTCCGCCATGCGACCTAAATTCAATATGATGTACTTCGGTTGCCATTGCACCACATAGCACACATAAACCCTCATCGCGTTCATACGCCCATTTTCTGGTGCGGGCATACAAAACGTTGTCAAGCTTCTTTCGTTTGTTCATTTTCCCATTCCTGTATTATTGAATTGATGTAATCGTTGTTTTCAATCGGTATATTTAACTGGTTGCATTCATCAACAAGTGCATCAATCAAACGCCGCATTTCGTCTACTGTGTAAACGCTGCTACCATGATAAGCGCGGATAATTGTATATCCTTCTGTTTTAGCTGGGCCGGCATCTTCTGCATGCCAGCCTAACCCGTGGCCTTGCCAAATTTCAATAAAACGGTCTGTAGCATCGTTTTTAATTGGCAAGTATGTAAATGTACCAGCTTCTTGAATAACTCGCTTGTATACGTCATTTTTTGAAATGTAGGCATTTTTTGAAAGTTCATGCGCTATCTTTTCACACAATACCCATGCATACGCGTTGGCATTTAATGAACGGCGTTTTACCTTTCGTTTGATTTCAACGATATACTCAATGTTAGGATCTAACTTGCTTAACATTTCATCTATAGGGGCCGGAATTAATACGTTCCAGCCTATAGACTTAATTAAGTTAATACCCTTTGTAACCCATTTCATTAAATGCGGTCTCCGGCATCTTCATGTTCAAGTTCTTGGTCTGCATTATCGTATAGCGTAAAACCTTTTTTTACATTGTCTTGACCGTAGTTTTTTATCCACTTTAACGCCGCCACCATTTCAAATTCATCTAACATGCAAACACGCGGCTTTTTGAATTCAGCTGCAACATATTTCGTAATCTCAGCAGGCGGTACATTTTTTTCTTTTTGTATTTTTAGAAATTCATCGTATCCGGCAACGTACTTTTCTTTTGGTTTTGTTGCTTGAACAGGTGCCGCGCTTCCGCCCATTGTATAGCGCACGCTACCTTTACTATCAACTATGATTAATTTGTTGATATTTCGATTTTCGTCATAGTCGATTTCTTTAACTGTAAATTTTGCGTATGACTTAGGCTTTCCGTCTTTCCCCGGTTTCCATTCGCCATTTTGCAAATTAATATAGGTAAACGGAGCGGAATATAACTCCCTACCAATACCCCAGTTAAAGCACGCACGCTTGAAACTGTCAGATGCTTGGCCTTTTTCCTTTTCGGTGTTGCTTTCTGTTCCTACATCGCTTTTGCCTACCCATTCGCCGGTCTGTTCGTTATAAATTGAAACCGTGCAATATAATCTATCGCCAATGATCGTATGTTCACGTTTCCAATTCATAGCACCTACAACTTCATCAAGTAGGCGCATATCAACGCGGGCATCTTTATATAGTAGTACCACCGCGCCTACGCTGCCGTTCTTTTCATTTAATGATTGGATACGGCAATCTATTTCGTTTGCTTTTAACGTTCTAAATTCCATGTTTCACCTTGCCTATTTAATATAGAAATTTTGGTTTACTTTAATTTCCGCACCGTCCACCACTTCGCCAGATTTAATGGCCTTTTTAATGGCAGTTTTATCGGCTTTAATTTCAACTTTTGTAAAATCTGCTGGAATTAAATCAAGATTTATGATTTCCACGCTTTCAGATTTTCTATAACCAGCTTTAAAGGTACCAACTGTTAGCGTTTCAAGGCCTTTTTCTTTTAGTGCGAATTCGACGTTATTTTTTAGCCGTTCAACAAAGTTTTCTTTTGTTTTCTTCATTGCAGTTAAACGGTCGATTTCCGCCTTAATACCAGCAATATCGCTTTCCGTATTTTTAATAAATTTACCTGTGTTTTCTAGTTTTTCTTCAATAGATACATTAATCATTTCTAATGTATCTTGAATTGCTTGAATTTCTTCTTCCGTTTCTGCTGCTTCAAGCATTGCGGATAGTTCTGCGTAATCTTTGTTTAATTCGTAGATACTACTCATTTTCTTCCCTTTCTAACACTTCTAATACATCGTTAAATGTTTCTACTTCGTTTTTGCCTATTATTTTGTTAAACCCTTTTATGTAACATAGAAAATCTTTTCTAGTTTCTCGATCACACACATATATATAATGGTGATACAGAAAACCTGATTTAACCGTTAATTCTAAAGCCATATAAATATTGGGTTTCTCCTGTTCGACTTCATTTAATAGCGCATCAAAACGTTCTAACAGGTTTAAAAGTTCTTGTTTTCTCATACTTCACCTTGCCACCTTAACCAACTATCATGTATGATATGGTTAAGATGCTTTCTTAAACTCACTTTTCGCATCTGCCCTTTAGTGGTTGCCGCCACTATTGGGCCTTTTTTATTTGCTCTATATAAGCGCCGCCATATAACAACGCTACACCTAACAATCCTTGCAATAACGCTTCATATAACGTTATATTGTCAAGTTCTAAACTGCCCGGTGTTCCGAGTAACAGGATAAAGCCAACCGCTTGCATAAATCCAATCATCATAATTCCCCCGTAATAGCTAACATATCGTTAGTTATTTTTTTTATGCCATTTTTTAGTTTTGCGTTTTCTTTCGTCAATGCTTCATTTTCTACTTTTAACGCCCGGTAATTAACCGCATTTATTTCGGTTTCTAATCCGGCTATACTTTGAATTTCTTTGACGGAAAATAAAACGCCCGGTAATTTTGTTAGCTGATGAATTGTACCAGCATTGCGCAAGTTGTATACCGATGATTTAGAGATGCCTAAAACTTCGGCCGTTTCATCTACGGTATACGTTATTTTCATAATTTGTTTCCTTTCATCAATTCCGATAAACCACAATCGAAGAAATGCGCAACCTTTACAAGGCTGCTAATGCTTGGCGATTGTTCGCCGCTTTTCCAACGGGAAATAACACTTTCAGAAATTCCCGTTGCTTTGGATAATTTATAGGCAGTTACGCCTTTACTATCCATAAGTTTGAAAATGTTTTTTGTTACCGTTTTAATCATTTACACCACCTTTTTTTAATGTTATACTTGCGTTATAGCAAGTAATAATATCTCACTACCACACTTGCTACAACGCGATTGTTTATAAGATTACTTGCGTTTTCGCAACTACCCTATGGCTTTATTATACGTGCGTTTACGCAAGCAGTCCACTAAACATTTCGTAAATTTTATAAATATTTATTTATAATTTGCGGAGGTTAAACATGTTTTACCAAAGATTTAGCGATGCCATGCGGAAAACAGGAGTTTCTATGTATCAAGTTTCAAAAGAAACCGGTATTGCTCAAAGTACTATTTCACGTTGGAAAACTCAAAATTCTACGCCCAATTTAAAAACACTTAAAATTTTGGCGGACTATTTCAACGTGCCAACCTCTTATTTTACAGAGGGCGTAGAGGGAACGCCTGAAATCAAAAACATTGAGAGAAAAATTGATTTAAAGAAAATTACAGATAGCACTTTGATATGTTATTATGGCGATCGTGAATTGACGGAAAAACAAAAAAAGAAATTGCAAAAAGTATTAAAAGCAGTATTAGACGATTAATATATTCAAGGGGAATTGTTAGCATGTTAAATATGGTTTTAGACTTAATTAATTCGTGCGGTTCAAATGAACCACGCAACATTGCAAGCAAGTTAAACATTAAAGTATTTTATAAACGTATGCCTGTAGGTGTTAGCGGTGTACTGATTAAACCGGAGATTAAAAAGGCTATTATTATAAATAGCCGGTTAAGTAGGCGCCAGCAACGCGAAGCACTTGCGCATGAATTAGGGCATGCATTGCTTCATGGCGAATACGATTTATACGGCGGCTTAGATAGCACAACACGCGCAAAACTCGAAATAGATGCGAATACTTTTGCGCATTTATTGTTAAATAAAGGGGTTCAACATGAAAAAGAAAGATGCAATTAATGTAGCTTTTTATCAAAGTGTTTTTTATTTAATTATTGGCTTGGCTTTGGGCCTTGTGCCGTGGCAAGAACATAGATATATATTAGCGATTATAGTATTAGCTTTATTTATTGCCGCGCATTACATAGCCAAATATTCAATAGAGGAATTAGACGATGCAATGCAATATAACCATAAGAAAGAAAGATAAAGGGTTTCAATGCATCGTTTCGTACAAAGACGGCAACCGCTGGCGCCAGAAATCTAAACAGGGTTTTGAAACGCAAAAGGCTGCTAAAATTCACGCGCAAACGATCATTGATGAATTAAAAAAGACTATCACCTTTTCAATAGATGATAGTCTAAAAGATTTAACCTTAATGCAATTTTTCAATATATATTTAAACGAACAGTTGAATTTAACGGCCAATACTTTAATCGCGTACAAAAACGCATTAAATGTAGTTGATGCGTTAAAAAATAAGAAAATAAGAGAAATAACAACGCTAGATATTACGCGCGAATTTAATAATACAAGCTACTCAATCAGTTCAATTAATCTATGCACCGCCGTTTTAAAATTGTTATTCAATTACGCCATATCACCATACGCCATTATCCATACAAACCCTTGCATGCGGCTTAAAACCCTAAAGAAAAAGGATAATAAAAAACTATCAGTCTTTACTGAAAGCGAATTATCATTATTAGAAAACATGCAAGATAAACATTATATGTATTATGTGCTATTTTCTGTTGCACGTTATACCGGGGCGCGTTATGGCGAAATCATAGGCATAAACTGGTCTGATATTGATTTAGTAAATCAAACAATGACAATTAATAAGCAATGGACGGCGCTAATTAACGGAAAATACGGATACGCCAACACAAAATCAACAAATGGCGTTCGTACTATTCCAATACCGCCAGTTTTAACAGATATATTATCTAATTTTAAAAAAGTATCTAGCAAAGAACGGTTATTTGATTTTAAAAATAATAAATCTACACTAGCCAATCAAGTATTAAAACAATACGTTCAAAATAAAACTATGCATTCATTTCGGCATACTTACGCATGTACGCTTTTGGCAAATAATGTAGATATAAAAACCGTTGCCAGTCTATTGGGCGATACCGTGGATACGGTAATAAACAATTATATTCACTACACGGACGAAATGCGAAAAAATGCCGCTGATAAAGTGGCAAATATTTTTGGATAATAGTTTTTGCCGTTTTTATGCCGTTTTAGAGAAAAACGCATTAAAAAACAGGGTTTTACGCATATATTTAACAATACTTTATTATACCATATTACACAAAAAAGAGGGCGTCCTTTCACGTCCTCTTTGCATGTAACTAATACCCGTT